TTTGTCAACCATATCAAGTTATCACCTTTGTTTCTGTTTTTCCTTGTAGTGTAATCGTATCTCCCTTTAGCATAATATTTGAACCATTTAATGTAATATTAGCACTATTTAACACAATACTATCCGCTTCTATTACAGCATTTGCTGCTTTTATTTTTACAGTATCTCTATCTGTTGTTATGCTGTTTTTCCCACCAGATAAAGAAAGAAAATCAACAAAAAGTGTAATACTTTCTCCACTTACATTTATTATATTACCATCAACTGCAACTTTTCCTACTTCTAAATGAAAACTATCATCATTTTTGTTATATAATATTTCTGCACCATTTTGATTTAAAGGTTTGTGTATTATTCCTTGCCCTGATTTTATAGGTATATTATCATTATGATAGTATTTTCCTAATACAAAACCTTCATGATTTCCATTTGTCATATATAATACAACAACTTTGTCGCCTACCTCTGGCATTTGATAATAATCTGAAAAATAAGGTAATTCTCCCGAAACAGCATTTTCTTTATCAGTATAAGTTATTTGTACTAATCCTTTTTCATAGTTAATACTGCTAACAAATCCTACACGAATGACATCTTTCATTAATATCCACCTTCTAACACTCTATGCAATTCACACTTTGTTGTAAAACCGTTGCTTAAATTATGTATTACATCATCAATGTAATATTTTCCATCAAAATGTCCTAATCCTATAACAATAACACAACTGCTTGCTACAATAGAAATATCTCCTTTTTTTGTAATAGAAAGTGTTGTTTCTGTTTTGTTTGCCTCTCTTAATTTTGCCTTTGCTTTTTGCTCTGCTTCGGCAATATTTTCAACACTTTCATTTATTTTCAATATTCTATTCCCCTCTCTTACTTTAAATTCATAAATAATAGGTTGCTTTTTTTGGCTGCTTTGATAGGACAATAAAACACCATCATATGTTCCATCAATTGTTGTATTTCCACTCCAGGAAATAAAATCTTGTTCTTTCCATGTTGCAATCGCTTCTTTTTGTTCATATTTTATTTCGTCAAACAGTATAATTTTCTGTCTATATGCTTTCATAGCAATACCATTGTCTTTACAAATATCATATAAAAATGTTAAATCTGTTTTTGCACTTTGTTCTATTTCTTCTATTACAACATTTTTTGCGTCATAATATAATTCAATACCTGCATTTTTTGTTATTTCTTCTGCAATCGCTTTTATACTTACTTTTTTCCATGTTTTTGTTTTTTCCGTTGCAGAAAAGCAATCTACAATAGGTTTTGATACTGCTCCTAATGTAAATATAATTGGTCTACCACTGAATTTGATGTCATCTACTGTAAATATACCACACGAGAATATTTCTTCTTTTTCATCACCTTGCCAATTGATTACTTTAATATTTACTTCTATGTTATCTCCCTTTTGTGGAAACCAGTCATTTAACCACAATCCTTCTTTATCCACAAATGTAAGTTCTATATGGTCGCTTTCTCCACAAGCACAATCTTTATATGAAAAATCTGTTAAAAACTTTAATATATTTTTACTAAATTCTTCCCCTTTATATATTACACTTAATTCTGTATGTCTTGCTTGCAACTACATCATCTCCATTCTGGCAAAAGCGATTGTCTTTTTGTAGGAAGTGGTGGTGTTTCTAACACGATACCACTACTAAATACCAAAATATTTAATAAGTTTGTATTATTGAACATTAAAAAATCTGTTTTGCTTTCATCATCATATACCTTTTTTGCTATCATATCCCATGTATCACCATCTATTGTTGTATACAATATTTCACTCCCTTATATAAAACCATATCTTTTTTGTTCTTTTATCCATTGTTTCATTTGTTCCTTAAAATCCCTTTGTGCATTTGCTTCTGCTTTTTCTATTTCTTGCTTTATTTCGGTTTTATCTGCATTGCCTTGTAAAATAATTTGTGGTTTATATTCAATTTGAAATACCATACCACTATTCTCTGTTGTAGTATTTCCTGCACCATAGTTTGTCAAAAATTCTTCTAGTTTAGATAGCGGAAATACAGCTTCACTTTCATTACCTTCACCAATCATTGCTAATGTCGGTTTTGTCACAATACCACCAGAAGCTAGGGCAGGGACTTGTGGGATATTTAAACCAATATCTTTCCCACCAACACCAGGTATCCAACTAGGAATGTTAATATGTATACTATTTACTTTATCTATCAAAGTATTTAAACCACTGATTGCCGTATTGACAGCTCCTGTAAATGCCCCTGCAATGCTATCTTTGATATTACCAAAAATGGTTTTAATTGCTGTCCATATCTCACTTGCTTTTGAAATTACACTATCTTTCATATTAGTAAATATTGTTTTCACATTGTTCCATATTTCTGTAGCAGTAGTAATTATACTGTTTTTCATATTGATAAAAGCGGTCTTGACACCTGTCCATATCTCACTTACTTTTGCTACTACAGCATTTTTCATATTAGTAAATGTTGTAGTAACCCTTGTCCATATTTCAGTCACTTTTGCTATTACAGTATCTTTCATGTTGGTAAAAGAAGTTTTGACACTTGTCCATATTTCAGATGCTTTTTGTTTTATCATATTCCAATTTTTATATAAAGCTACACCAGCTACAATCAGTCCACCAATTACTGCAATAGCAATTCCTACAGGTCCTGATAAAGCTGTAAAAGCTGTTTTTATAATTGGTAATACTTTCATAACAATACTACCTATTTTTGCAATCACTGAACCTATTTTCCCTGCTATTTTTACTATTTTAACAATTACACTTCCTACTTTAACAAAAATAGGGATTACTTTACTTACTACTTTCAAAGCAACAAATACTTTTCCAATTTTTACTGCAACAGGTACTATTGTGTCTAAATGAGATACAATAAAACTTGCAACTTTTACTACAGTATTTTTTATACTATTAATTACATTTTTTACAGTATCTATTGTTGTTAAAAAATCTTGTTTTATTTTTTGAAATGTTGCTGTTAAGCTATCAATTTGACTTTCTGTCATACCAGTAATATCACTAATTACTTCTTTTGCCCTAGCATCATTAAATTGTATTCCTAAAAAAGAAGTATCCATATTCATCAATGTCATAAATCCAGCAACTGTATTTTTTGCTGTATCTTTTATAGAAGCAAATTTTCCTTTTACTTTTTCTAATAGTTCTCCCATTTTAGGCGTAATTGCTGTTATTTTATTAGCAAGTTTATCTATTGTTGGTGTAATGCTATTTTCAAAATGACTAATAAATTCTATTTTAAAATCATCTGTAGCAGAAGAAAGTCTTGAAAAAGCCATTCCCATTGTATTGCTTACAGTATCCGCCATAGTATTTAATGCACCATCTGAATTTTTAAGTTGTTTTTGCAACGCTTCTAATTCAGTTACACCATCATCTGTAAAAGTGTTTAAGCCTTGTAACAATTTATTTAATGTATCAACTTGTGTTTTGCCAGCTATCATATCTTTATACATTTCACGTTCTTCTTGTGTCGCTAGACCTTTTAATTTTTCATCTAACTCTTTTAATACATTTGTAACACCTTTAAATTTTCCTTCAGAATTATACGCATTTAGACCTAATGCTTTCATAGCTTTTGCACTTTCACCGCTCTTTTTCTTCAGATTAATTAAAATAGAATTCATACTAGTTCCTGCTTCACTTGCTTTTGTACCTCTATTTGCTAATACACCTAACAAAGCTGCACTTTCTTCTATAGGAGTTCCTAAGTTTTCAAAAGTGCCTCCTACACCAATATATGCTTCCATTACTTGCATTGCTGTTTGATTAGATTTATTATTTGCAGCTACTATGACATCTAAATATCTTGTTAAATTTTTACCTTTTGAATCCATTGAAATACCTAACGCTGACATAGAATCAGTTACCAAATCACTTGTAGTAGCAAGGTCGGCTTGTGTTGCTTCTGATAAACGCAATACAGGCATAAGTGCTGCTGTAGACTGATTTACATTCCAGCCTGCAAGCGACATATAACCTAGTGCATCAGCAGCTTCAGCAGCCGTTTTACTAGTTGCTTTTCCTGCATCTCTTGCTGCCTTATTTAATTTTTCATAGTCTTGAGTACCTTTTTGTATCCCAGCAGTTGAAGCTGTTTGTGCCATACTTTGTTCATATATCTTATAGGTATTTACAGAATCTTTTACAAAATCCTTTATTTTTACAGCAGCAAAAGCCGTGCCAATACTGGCAGTGACTTTCTTAGCTAAGTTTTGCATAGTATTGAATTGTGAATTAACTTTATTAACAGAAGAACCTAAAGAAGCATTGACTTTACCACCAAAAGAAACAAGAAATTCATATTTTTTATTACTTTTTGCCATTATCATCATTCCTTTTGTGACTTTATAACAGCAATATAATCCTCTACAAAGTCACATAGTATACGTAATGGCATATTTAAAAAATATTCCACACTACTATGTGTATTTATAGATAATATAATTACCGTTTTGTTTATGCTTCTTTCACTTCCTCTGTATCCCCATTTGTTAAAAAATTAGATACCCAATATTTCAAAGAAAAAGCGTCTGTAGCAGACATTGCTTTAAAAATTTCAATCGGTTTATTCAAAACAATGCCACATAATATAAATATAAAATCAAAGGTATATTCTATAAGCACTGTATTATTTGTATCATATTGCTTTTTATATATCCTTTCTGCCTCACAAAGCTGTTGTCCTGTAATATCTTCTAATGCAGCCATATTGAATTCTGTATAAGTTTCTCCCTCAAATGTAAAAGGTTTTGATAATTTAAAAATATTTTTCTTCATACTGTTTTCTCTCCTTTTATGCAATAAAAAAAACACCATTTATAGGTGTCAATATCGTTTATATTTGTCGTCTGACTTCTTCCATAATATCCTCTCCATTGATAATACAAACCATATTCAATGGGTCAAATTCTAATTGCGTTGTACCATCTACATCAATTTTAATATATTGTAATGCCAATGTAATAGAGGATTCCATACTAGCACCAGGTGCTGTTTTTCCTGTTTTAATTTTTTTGACAAGTCCTCTCATAGAAATTTTAACAGGTATTTTATAAAGTTTCATTGAAGAAGTATCTTCGGATTGTTCAGAACCTCGAAGCGTTACTTCTGAAACCTCATCTTTTTTAAAAATATCAAGCATATTTCCTGTCAAACTGGTAAAAGGTACTTCCATTTCCATAGCACTTACAATACCAGGAACAGGAATATCTACTTCACCACCAATTCCTGCACCACTGATTGTATCAGACATAAATTCTAATTCTGGTAATTCTACTTCACCAGTAATTCCAATTAACTTATTACCAAAAGTATAAGCATTATAAGCAATTATTTTTTGTGGTAATAAAGCCTTATTTGCCATATTAATTCACCTCTTTCTAACTAATTTAAAGCTGATTGCAACATATTAGGGTCAAATTCCAGTGTGTTTTCTATTGTTTCTGCTGGCGGATATGGTGTTAAATATTGATGAAAACGAATTGTGCCATTAATTAAATCTGTAATAGGATTTTCAGATTCATAAAAAGCAATACTTGCTCCTGCCATCATATTTCTTGCAACATAACCATTTGCCCTTATATTTTCACTGTCTATAATTGCATCAATCAATCTCCTGTTCATAGGATTATCTACTTTTTGAAAATATGTTTGTATAAATGTGTTTGACCACCATGTAAAAAAACGTCTAACTGGTATAAATCTATCTTTTACATCAGTATTAGATGGATAAATACTTGTATTATTTCCCCAGCTTTTCCATCCATTTAGATTGATTGCAGTACAAACACCATTTCCATTTAATAAATTTGCTTGAGAAATATCCAAATAAACTGTTTTATCGCTTTCTGTTATAAGCCCTGTAATAGGTAAATCTTTATTAGAAGGACTGACATAAGGTACATTACTATTTTTACTATCTGTTTTTGCTGTTAATGCAGCCCATAATGTGGAATAATGATATTTTACATCTCCTATTTTTACCATAGGATAACAGCAAATCATATTCTCGTGTACATAACTGTTTTTATTTTTCCATTCATACACCATATCATAGTTTTCTGCACCTGTTTCGCTACTATCAATATCCACAACAGCCATTGCTCTAAATAAACCGCTTATATTTTCTGTTTTTGCTTTTATAACAGAAGCTACTACAGGTATTTGACTAAATTTAGGTGAAATGATTTGTCCTGGTATTACCCCTAATTTACTATAAACTTGTGAAATACACTCTAAGCCTTTATATTGTTTTTCTATGCTGTCATATCCTCCTATTATATCATCACTTGTTATCATAGAAGGATCTAAGTTGTCATAATAAACTTTTACACTTATTTCATTATTTGCACTTCCTTCTTTCAAAATATGTATTACTGTTTGATAATTACCATCAAAACTAACTTCATAATCAAATCCTAATTCATAAGTAATAGATTCTGTGCTATCTTTTACTGTAATACTATCCAGTAATACCCCTTCTTTTTCAATTATCACTTTATTATCAATGACATTGATTTCTTCAGATATTCCACTTTGTTTATGTTGTTTTGGGTCAAGCACATTTATCATAACTATAGGAGCTACTCCAATTTTACTAAATACAATATCTATCACTTCGCTTAATGTATAATTTTCAAAATCTTTTGAAAAACCCATTTTTTCAACAGCTTCCTTGTAGTTATAGGCAATAACAGGTTCATTTATAGTTGGTTTTTTTATTTGATTGATAGGAGCCGTTCCTACTGCTACAATAATTGCACTATCACTTTCTACAGGTGCAATAATACTGGTAGGTATTTCATTTACAGAAATACCATGTGTATATGCCATATCTTCTCACTCTCCTTTTTACATCATTACATAAAAAAAATAATATAACAACAATACTATTTTTCAAAAAATTCTTTTACTGTTTGTACTTGTACTTGTTCTAAAGAACCATGTTGTTTTACTTTTTGTTCCCATTTATTCAATTCATGAACTGGTATAAACAATTTTTCTAATTTAGGGCATTGTTCTATCATATTTTTAATTTCCACATTATCATATGGTATCCCATTCGTATAAATACTATATTTCATTAGTACATTTTTAATAGTATCTCCTACATAAATAACAGGAACCTTTCTTTCTATTTCTTTACTTTTATTACCTTTCACAATATCATCTCCTATATATTTTCATCAAATACTTTTATAACAGGCAATTCTACTTCAAAAGTAATTGCACCAATATAATAAGGAAATAGAGTATCACCATCTTGTATTAGCCATTCCATATCCTCGCCAATTCTATAGCGTTGTGCAATTATCTTTTCTATAGTATAGTAATACAACACTTTCTGCATCATATTGAACAAATCTTTGTAACCTTGTCTATTTACATCATCATTATGTACACCAAATATTAAAACAATTTGACAAATATTTTTGTCATTAGAAATGCTACCTTCTTCTAATCGTACAATGATATATGGAAATATTTGTTTTACTTCTTTTTTATTTTGAGAAAACGGTATATCTTGTAAAAACACATTTGTTTTTTTAAAATCTTGTTTTTCGCTAATACAAAATTCAAAAAATAGCTTTCTCAATTCTTCTGCTAAATCCTCTTGTAATGTAAAAGCTGTCATTATTTTTTTTACCCCTTTAACATTTTTTTAAATTACTTCATTTGCAATATTCTATCTATTTCGTGGTCAATACGCTTTTCTAATATTTCCTTTGCTCTTTTATCTGCTATTTCTACTGTTTTTTGATTTCTTACAATTGTATCAATACTTGGTGAAACAACAAGCCAATTATTTACTTTTCGTGCAGCTTTTGCTGTTAAACCCTCAGGACGACTTAGCAAAACACCTTTTTGTGACCTCCTACTAGCTACCCAAAAACTATTAACAATATGTTTTAATTTATTTTTCTTGTATACCCTTGCACCATAATATTGTCTTTCTCCTACTTTAAAATTGTTTTTTCTCTTACCTGTTCTTTTACTAACAGTACCCCAATCATAATATACTACCAATTTAGAACGACCTTTTGTAGAAAAAATAAATCCATCACCAGATGCCTTAATATCCATATTTGTTTTAATATTTTCACCATTTAGTATATATGTTTTTTTCGTTTCTTTTATAGTTGCTGTTTGATAAGCTGTTGCAGCCCTTTTTAGACTTCTTTTAATGACATTATCAACATTTTGTTCTTTTAATGCACCCAAACGATATACTGCATATTCTCTTGCTTCTGTTAAATCTATTGTTAAATCTACTGCCACGTTGTATTCACCTCCAGTACAATTTCAGCTACACCATCATATTCTTTTGCAGAAAATACCCTATATATCTCATTATCTAGGTAAAAAACATTTCCTACACTCGGCAATATTACTAATTCTTTCATAGAAACATAAAAAAGTATACCATCTGTAAAAATACCATCTGTATGCTCTTTTTGTGTAGCACTTATTTTCCTTAATACTTCATTATCTATCACAATACACATAGGCGTATCATTTATTTGATGTATTTCTCCAAAAATCTCTAAATCAAAAAATATTTTTTTTATATCTTGCTGTAATTTTTCTTTAAATGTCATTGTTATTCTCCATACTATTTACAATCGTTGCTTTTATTTCTTCTTTTGTCATTTCCATATTCAAATTATCAATACCTAAACTATTTCCATATGATATTAGTTCTGATTTATTTTTTATAACATCTATCTTTTCTACAACTTCTATAATATCTGGTTTTTCTTTTTCTGCATTTTCACTATATGGTATAGATTTTGTATCATCTATTACTTCTATAGCTCCCCATTTCAAAAATTTTTGTAAAAGTTCATTATTTACTTCTACATATTCATTCGGCTGTATTGTAATATTATTTGAAAAATATAGTTTTTTCAATGCTTTCACTTTTGTTTTCATACTGTACCACTCTCCTTTGTTATTCCTTCTAATATATACCAACCATCTACATTTTTAGGAATAGGGACAGGTCTTGAAGTCAATCTATAATTTTTGGCATTTCCTTCTACAGAACCATATACAAGCGGTACTAAATTAGACTGATAAGAACAAAATCCTTTTATATCTCCTTCATATTGTGTTACTAAACCATATTCCATAGCACCTACTATTTTTGGCAAAAGTGCAACAGTTCCTTTTGGTACAAATGGTTGTTCTGTACCATTCTCATCTACAAACCAATCATCATAACGATATAATTCTAATCCTAATTCTGATATAACTCCTAAAAAAGTAACAGCATCATTCACAATTTTAGGAGTATATGCTGCAAAATTAAAGTTTTTAATATCCATAGCCTTTTGTACTTTCTGATGATTTTTAAAGGCATCTACAACATCACCAGATAATATTGCTACAGTAGGTGAAACTCCTGCTGATTGAATACAGCTTAATCTTGCTCTTGCCAAATCGGCAATTGGGTCACTGTTTGCTTCGTCCCAACCTTTTGCTAGTACTTCTTTATTTGTAAAATCAAAATCTATTTCAAAACAATAGCCATCTTCTTCATCTTGTATATTGATTTTTCCATTATAAATCATTTCTCTAGCAAGCCAATTTTTTGTTCTTTCAATACGGTCTTCTAACTCTTTTGTGTCCTCTGCTAAAAGTTCTAATTCTCTTTGCTCTGGTGTTTTAGTAGTATAAATATTTTCTCCTGCCATTCTTTTTTCTACATCATCTACTGTTAATATAGTTTGCGGTGCAATTCTAGGTGTATCAATTACTTTTGTACGATACCCTTGTCGTTTTAACACTTTTCCCCCCTCCATAGGAGAACAAAAAGGTGCTAGCGGTCTTTTTCCTTTTTTGATGTCAATTTGCAGTTTTGAAGCAGTATGTACTTTGCCATCTGGAAAAAATCCAGTAAAAAAAGAATACATAGGTATTCTTTGGTCTAAAGCCTCTAATAGTTCTATTGTTGTAAAATTCATATTGAAAACTCCTTTCTATTCATACATTTTTTTGGTGTAAATGCCTAACTTCTTTAATTCTAATTCCATATCATCAAATGTTGTACCTTCTGCAAACAATAATGCGTCTTTATTAAAAACTCCCATAATATACATTTGTGCTAATACAGGTTCTGTTTCTTCTGTATTTATTGTTTCTGCTAAAATACCTATGGGTATCTGACTACCGTCTGTTGCTGTTTTGTCTGATAAAATACCGAAATTATCATTTTCTGTAAGTCCTAAAACAGAACCATATCGTAATACGCCTTGCCCAGATTTTAAACAGACTCCTCTTATCATAGAAGCAACTTCTGTACTAGCAATGAGATTTTTATATTCTTCACATTGTAACAATTCTTCTAAATTTTTCATAATTTTACACCTCTTTTTTGATTTAATACATTTGCAAAATGATTAATACGCTGTTGCTGTTTTTCATTTTCTTGGCTTTGACCACCTACTACATTTTGTACTCCTGAATTTTGTCTATCTTTTATACAATCTTTTTGATAGTTTATTGTATTGATTTTTCCTTGCTTCATAGCATTATAACAAAGGTCCTTTGCTGACATTGCAGCAATATATTTTGCATTGTGCAACATTTCAGCATCAACATATAATGCAATATTATCCAATTCTTTTAAACGATTTCTTTCTTGCATCAATATTGCATTATACAATACTGGATATTCTTTTTGTAATGTTTCTATCGTCATATCTTTGGACATAGTCTCTTTTTCTCCTTTCTTTGATATAACTGTTTTTTTTGTCATTTTTTGTTTTATGGTATTATAATTTTTACAGTTTGCTAAATTGTGTGCAATGCTATTGACAATAAAAAAACCACTTTCTGTTACTTCTACTGCTAAATTTTGGTCTATCACAGCATCACAAAAACCAAAATCGACTGCTTCTTGTCCTATAAACCACGTTTCATTTTCTACTACATCAGATAATTCTTTATCACTTTTTCCTGTTTTTTGTCTGTATAATTCTATACTACTATTTTTACACGCTTTGAGCATATTAGAAACTTTATCAAAATCTTTATCTTCTCCAAAATCAAAAAAGCCTGCCTTTGGTTTATGTACCATAAATAGACTATTACGATATAATTTTACTTCATCACAAACACAAGCAATTAGTGTTGCTGCACTTGCTGCAATGCCTTCTATAATACAAATCTTTTTTGCACTGATACCCCTCAACACATTTGCAATTTGCAGACCAACAAATAAATCCCCTCCGCCACTATTTAATTTAATTGTAATTTCTTTTTTATTTTTAATAGTTTCTATATCCTCTAAAAACTTTTTAGATGTAATATACTGTCTACCGTCCCACCAACTAAAATCATCATTACTGATTTCACCATAAAGTTGTAATTCTGCATTTTGTACTTGATTATTTTGTATTTTCCAAAAATTCATTTTTTCACCTCATTTTTTAAACCTGACTTTTCCATTTTTTCATTTTCCATTTTTGCTTGATTTACATTTCCTTCAAAATCACCGCCATTTATTTCAACTGTTTCTCTTTCTCTTGTCGAAAATCCTTGTTCTACACGTATTTTAGCAGCAGTTGCTTCTTTTACTGGGTCAAGCTGTCCTTGTGCAGGACCATTCCATTCTGCATTAGCCCAAGCATATTTTACAGCAGGGTCATTTAAAAAATCTGGTGCATAAATTCTACCATTTGCTACTGCTTCTGTTAAAAATAATTCATAAATAGGCTGGCAAAAATCATTTACAAACCAACTCCTACGCATTTTAATATATTTCCACAATTCTAATAATGCTGCTCTTGATGCCGAATAATTGTTATTAAATGACTTTATTAACACCTCATAAGGAATTTCTAATGCAGCACCCATATATTTACACATAGCAGAAGCAAATGTTTCAAAATGTACATTTGGTCTTGTAGCATCTGCCATTTTTACGTCCTCACCAGGTGCTAAATAATTTATCATACCTGCACCAAGTTGATAGTCTTCACTTGTATCATATACTTTTTGATTTTGTTCTATACTTCCATCAAAATCTATACTTTCATTACCATAAGATGTTGTGATAAATACTGAAAATATACCATTTATAATTGCTGCTGTAAGTTCTGCCTCTGTATATTGTGTAAGCTGTCTAAGCATAACAATGATAGGTGCTAAATAAGGCACACCTCTATACTGTTCTGGTCTTTCTGCCTCCATAATATGTAGTACATTTGGCAAACCTGTTTTTTCACCAATTGCTTTTACTCTTATCCATTCCTTTTTAGCATAAATACTGCCATTTTGATAAGTATTACAAATATAATAAGCAACAACCTTGCCTTTGCTATCTATTTCAATGCCATTTCGTATTCTATTTCCATTTTCAGCTTTTTGGTTGAATGAAACATAACCTCCACTACTTTGAGGATTGGAAATTCTATCTCCTTCTATTAAATGCAAACGCAATGTATAAGGCATATAAGAAGTAGATTTTTCATAATCTATTAGCACAAAACAATCTCCATTTAACAACCAACTTACAAGTGCTATGCTTTGTAGTTCGTAAAAATCATTCAATCCAAGCGTATCACAATATTTAGAATTTGCCCACATTGAAAATTCTCTTTCGGTATTTCTTTCCCACTTTTCAGCTTGTTGTTGTGTTAATCCTAATGTTTTGCTATCAATACGACATTTTAAGCGTAATCCTGCACCTATAATATTAGTACGATTTAGTTTAATAGCACTTGCAGCAATAGGAGATGTCATAAAAAGCGTCCTAGAACGTTGTCGCAATAAATCTAAATTTACATCAATGTCCTCTAATGGACTGTAACTTTCTGCACGAAATCCTTTTAATGAATTTTTTCTTCTACTAGCACCCCCCTCTGAATAACCTGAATTTTGCACTTTTTTCAAATATTCCGATTTCATTGTTGCTTTTTGTTTTTCTAATGCTGTATGAGAATTGATTTTTTCTAAAAAATTCTTTAAAAACATAACTGCACCACCTTAAATATCTATAGGAATAATTCTTTTAACCTTTTTTCTTCCATCATTTTTTTTTTATCATTATCACCTAATTTAGAACATTTAATTATTGAAACAGTTTTAAATTCGGTATCAATTTGCTTTCTAATGGTATCTAAATCTGCCATTGTTAATTCTCTGCTTCCTATTTTGTAACTTTGACGCAAAAGCACGGCTTTCTCTGCTTCATAATAAAGTTCTAATCTTTCTTTTGTTTTGGTTATTTTATCAGTCATTGCTTTTCTCCAATTCTATAAATTCATCACTTTTAAATTCTTTAGGATTATATTCTTTTAATTCTTCTAATATATCCCTTACTTCATAGTATAATATTTTTTTGATTTCTCCTGCTTCCTTTCGCTCCAATAATGGTGCTACTTTGGTAGGCATTTGTAAAAAACGGCTTCTTATCCTTATCAGCATATCTGTCATCACAGCTTCTACATCATCACTTTTATGTAATTCTCCTTTCATAAGAGCAAGTTTTAATTCTGCTTGCATACGTTTTATTTGTTCGTGTTTTGCTCTTTCTTCTGTATAACTAATTTTGTCATTTTCTTGTGTTGTCTGTATATCTTTTTGTATTTTTAATGTTTTGATGTAGTTTTGTATGCTTTCAAAAAGCAAATAACGTCCTTTACTTACCCTAATAAATGTTCCTTCTCCTGCAAGTTGTCTTATTCTACTATCATTTTTAAACATAAAAAGCTTTTTTAGCACACCAGCAGTCACAGTTACTCTTTCTAAATCTGTTATATTTGTTGAATTTTCCAAAATATACCATCTCACTCGTTAACGATAAAATCAATTTTTACTATAAAACTAGACACTTGACGGGCTCAGCGACCCGCAAAAGCGTTTTCATTTCTATACAGTACCTTTTTTATAAGAAAAAAAGGAATAGCCCTTCGACTATTCCCTAATATTTCACACTAGCATTATATCACATATCAATGTGCCATTGTGTGCCTTTTTCAAAATTTCGTAATGCTTTTATATGAATTTTTCTAATATAATCATATGTATATCCCATTTCTACCGCTATTTGCTCAAAACTTTTATACTCCACATATCTCTTATACAACACTTGCAGATATTTTGTATTAACCTGCCAGCCGTACCGTCGTCTGACTGCCTGATTAAATCCCAATACAAGTCGTAAAAAGTAAAGTGTGTAAGTTGTTTTTGTTCCATTGTTCCTCCATAAAATTTTATTTTTTGCAAGCGTTTATAGACTGCTTGCAAGTCTTTTAATTAGCGCATACGCACCACCTCCTTTAAAAAAGAACACAAAAAAGTCGCTGATACTTTTAACACAATCACCGACTTAAACCTTATTTAGCAATTCATATTTGCTCTATGGAGGTTAACCATTCTATGAAATTTTTTGTACAACAAAATTAACCCTCAACATTACCCGACTTTCACACTCTCAAGGAGATTTCGGATAACTCCG